CGAAGGTGAGTTCGCTGTTGATGTCGTAGCTGATATTGATAATCAAATTGGTTCTATTAATGGTGAAGTATCATTAGATCAAAGAAAAGGATTTACAAACAGTAAGAAGATCGGAGTACAAATAATACTCAAAGCTAATGAAAGAGTTAAATTTACAACATTAGCGAATGAAATAATTGGTGGTGACTCAGATTTGTCAATAGAAAAACCAACAGTATCTAGATCAACAAAAGATTTTGCTTTCAGACATAAAGACATAGATAGAAAAATATATGTGACAACTAGACCTGACACTAAACGAGGTGGTGGTGCGACAGCTGATCCAAACGAACTAATGACAGCTGCACTATGTACAATGTCTACAATACCTACCGTTAAAACAATAGAAGACTTAGATGCTTTAATAGAAGAAGTTAAAAAAGTTATTAAGACAGGTAAAGTTGTAGGATATACATCACTAGAAGAACAGGCATTAGAAAATGACTATAACAATTTAGTTCAAGCTGTATCAGCCGCCGAAGTAATCGCCAAGAAAGGTGGTTGGAAAGGTGCTGACAAAGTATATCTAACAGGTAAGGCTTGGAGTGATGATGTTAAACAATTTAAAGTTACAAAATACGGTATGAAAGATTTCAATGCATCAGATTTTATTATCAAGAAAGGTGATAACTATATTGGTGTATCTTTAAAGAAGAAAAAATCAGGTACATCAGGTGATCCAACATTAATCAATAAAGGATTTGCTACACTATTACAAGGTAAAACATTTGATAAAGTAAGAGAAGATTTAGACGATGCTTCCTATACATTTTATAGTGGTGTTATAAAGACTGCACAAAGATTTCAATTAGCACAACCTAAAATAGCTGTAGATAAAGATGGCAATCCGTGGATTAGTAAAACAATGATGGATAAACTAGGTAAGAAAGCTAAAAATTTAAACAACAAAAACTGGAAAAAGTTTGTCACAGGTTTACCGAATGAACTTATTAATTATCAATTAAAAAAATCTAGATCATTGTTTAAACCAATGTCAGATGTCATAGAAAAAAACGCTGACTTGTTTGCTGACACACTAATTAGATTAATATTAAAAACAGAATTGAAAGAATTACAAAAAATCAACTTTGACTTCGCGTTAGTGACAGGTGTGGGTAGAATGTTAAAGAGTGGTCTAGTTATAGAGTCAGGTGATTATCAAGATGTTGATACAATGACTACTAAACTTGATGAGTTATTTCAGACTGGTAAACCGTCTATGAAGTTAAATAGTAGTAAAACACAAGCGTTTGACAGAGGGTCTACAGCAGCTATGTTACACATGATTTTATCAATCGGTTCATCACCAATATGTGATGTAACATTAAGATACAAAGGTAATTTTGCATCAGCACCATCATTCTTAGCTACATTCTCTAAAGAATTTAAGGAATCATTAAAGTAATGGAATATTTATCAGAAGCAGCAGGTAAGAATTTACATTTAGAACATCTTGAAGATGAGATTCTAAATTTTGGTATTGCTGGTGGTCGAGGTGCTATACAATTTTTACAGTCATTGAGAGATATGTTTCAAGGTGGTTCAAAGAGCAAACTCAATGTAACAGTCAAGTGGGACGGAGCTCCAGCTGTGTTTGCTGGTCCTCACCCCGAAACAGGTAAATTCTTTGTTGCGAAGAAAGCATTGTTTAGAAAAAATCAAGACCCGAAACCATATTATCATACATACGAAGATATTGATGCCGATACTGATGGCGAATTAAATAAAAAATTGAAAGTTTGTTTAGATGAATTTAGTAAACTCGGTATGTCCGAGATACTTCAAGGCGACTTAATGTTTACAGACGATACATCTACAACAACTATCAATGGTGTTAAACATATCACCTTTCAACCTAACACAATATTGTATGCAGTTGAATCTGATTCAGAGATCGGTAGAGAAGTACAGAAAGCTAAAGTTGGTATAGTTTGGCACACAACATATAAAGGGGATTCAATAGAAAACTTGAAAGCATCTTTTGGTGCTAAGATACCAAAAACTTCATCTAGTGTATGGCAAGACGATGCTACATACAGAGATGTATCAGGTAAAGCAACATTTACAGCTAAAGAAACAGTTCAAGTAACTAAGTTATTATCAAACGCCGGTAAACAATTTCAAAGAATCAACTCAGGATCGTTTAATAAATTTTTAAAATGGCAAGATAGTTTGGGTACATCAGCTGTAGGATCGGGGTTCAAAACTTATCTAAATACATATACGAGAGCCGGAAAGACATTACCAAAAGGTAAAGATGCTGTTAAACTATATCAAGCACATTTTACTAATTGGTGGAAAAAGAATAAATCAGATAATCCAGTACAAAATTCTAAATTAAGAGAACATTTAAAAGTAATTAAAAGTTCACTTAAGACATTAGAACAAGTAGTAGATTTCATGAGATTTTTAATAGACGCGAAACTAATGATTGTTAAAAAAATGGATTCAGCTAAAGGTATAGCCAAGACATTCATAAAGACAGATAAAGGATTGAAGGTAGTAGCACCAGAAGGTTATGTGGCTATAGATAGAACAGGTGAAGCAGTTAAGATTGTAGATAAAATGGAATTTAGTTTCAACAATTTTACTGTAGCCAAAAATTGGGACAAGTAATGAAAGAAAGAAAACAAGAACAAGATCCTACAGTCAAAGACGAACCAGGTTCACAACCTAAAAAGTACTACAAAGGATTGAGTAAGAAAGAAAAAGAAGCACGAGCTAAACACTTTGATAAAGGTGGTAAAGGACCGGCACCGGGTGATGATGATGCTAAGACTAAACCAAGTAAACATACTTTAAAATTTAAAAAGATGTTTGGAGAAAGTAACCCAGATAAATCATTAAATGACAAAGCTAAGAAGACAGGTATATCTGTAGGAATACTTAAACAAGTATTTAAACGAGGTGTAAAAGCATGGCAGACAGGACATAGACCTGGTACAACAGCTGTTCAATGGGGACATGCTAGAGTCAATTCTTTTATCACTAAAGGTAAAGGTACATGGGGTAAAGCTGATAGTGACTTAGCGTCTAAAGTTAGAGCTAAAGAAGAAGTCGAAACAGAAAGTTTATGGGATAACATTAGAAAGAAAAGAGAAAGAATTAAAAGAGGTTCTGGTGAGAAAATGGGATCAGATGGAAGTGTATCAAAGAAACAGTTTAAGACTAGTGTTAAGTTTAGTGATAACCCTTCTAAAGTAGCTGCAGCAAAAGCGAGAAAAAATAAAATCAAAGGCAAAGCTAAAAAATGAAAACATTCTTAGAACATATCGATTTTGCTCTTTATGAAGGTAAGCATGTACCTTTAGAAAGACCTATGATTGAAGTAACAGAAGAAGAAGACAAACCGATTGGTAAACCTAAGAAAGGTGGTCCGAAGAAGTTTTATGTCTATGTCAAAGACGGTGACAAAGTAAAGAAAGTGACTTTCGGAGCTAAAGATGGTGGTGCTAATCTATCAGTTAAATTAACAGACCCTAAAGCTAGAAAAGCATTCGCAGATAGACATAATTGTGACACAGCTAATGACAAGTTATCAGCAAGATATTGGAGTTGTAGACTACCAACATATGCAGATTCTTTAGGGTTAAAGGGTGGCGGCAATTACTTCTGGTAAACCATATAAAGATTGTGGTGTTATCCGAATATTCTCTAGTGAAGTTGAGAGTGAAGACTTGGTTTGGCATAGAGATTTACAGAATAGAAGAATTACAGTATTAGAAGGTGAGGGGTGGCAATTTCAGTTTAATGGTAGTTTACCATTTGAATTGACAGTAGGTAGAATCTTTGATATACCAAAAGATATGTATCATAGAGTCATAAAAGGTAAAACAGATTTGGTGTTAAAAATAAAAAAATGAGTACAAAAGATCAAGAAAACTTTTTAAAGTTAGCAATTAAAGGCTTTAAAAATATGTCAACAGATTTTGGTAAGTTTGATAAACAACTCGCCAAATTAGCTACGGATGCAGCAACCCAAAGTAAAAGAGGTTATCTAACATTCATGAATTGGTTTCAAAAATTAAATCGAGGTGATAAACTAGCTCTTGCTGGTGAACTATCTTATTATACTAAACAAAAAGATAAAACAATCGAAAAGATGTTAAAGTTTAGATTCGAAGGACGAGATTTACAATCATTTAATCAGATAACAGAAGCAAAAGATAAAGGTGTCACATTTACATTTGGTAGATTTAATCCACCGACAGTCGGTCACATGAAGTTAGCTGCTAAGATGAAATCAGTATCTAAAGGACATGATGTACACATATACACTTCACATACTACAGACAAGAAAAAGAACCCATTGACTAATAAACAAATTAGACAATTCATGAATCCAATGTTACCTAGTGGTATTGATGTTCAAAAGACAGATGCTCGAACGGTGTTTGATGTTGCAACAAGTCTTTATAATAATGGGTACAGAATGATTCAAATGGTTGTTGGTTCTGATAGAATTAGAGAGTTTGATGCTTTGTTAAATAAATATAATGGTGTCAAATCACGACACGGGTACTACAAGTTTGACTCGATAAAAATTGTCTCTGCGGGTGAAAGGGATCCTGATGCTGAAGGTGATGTTGGTATGTCAGCTTCTAAAATGAGACAGTTCGCTCATCTAGGACAAGAAAAAGAATTTGTTACAGCTTTACCAAGAGGATATAAACTCGGTAAGAAATTATATAAAGCAGTACAAAAAGGTATGGGTATCAGAGAAGACTTTCCTGACTATATGTATGAAGTGTACAATGGTGAATGGGGTACAGACAAAGGTAGAGCGATTGCTCAGAAATTTACACCAGGACAATCAGTAGTCAAATATGTTAAAAAGATAAAAGAAGCAGAAGACTTACCAAAAGAAGTCTTACTATATAAAGAAAAAATGTATAAAGAATTAAAAAAAGAACGAGCAGACTTTGTAAGAAAACACGGCGACAAAGCTGACGCAATAATGCATGCTACTGCTATGAACATGGCAAAGAGGAAACATGGAATTAATTAAATACAAGGAAGATGATCTAGTACTTGACATAGATGAAGGTGTTAATGATCCTGGGATATTCAAAGCAATTATTTTAGCTGGTGGTCCTGGTAGTGGTAAGACTTTTGTTGCTCGACAACTTGGTCTTAAATCATTAGGATTAATAGTAGTAAACTCAGACAATTATTTTGAGATGTTGATGAAACGAAAGGGATTATCATTAAAGATGCCCGAGAACGAAACAGAAGACAGAGAAGCAGCTCGAATGGCAGCCAAAGGTTTAACAGACAAAAGATATAAATCATTAATCGGTGCTCGAATGGGTATCATAATAGACTCAACCTCAGGTAATCAAGGTAAGACTTTTAAAATGTATAGAGAACTAA